GTTGGTTGTAGTCCTGAATTTTTGAAAGAACATTTGGAGAAACAATTTGTTGATGGTATGAGTTGGGAAAATAGGGCAGAATGGCATATAGACCACATAATTCCATTATCTTCGGCGAAAACTGAGGAAGATGCTTTAAAGTTATGTCATTATACAAATCTCCAACCATTATGGGCTGAAGATAATTTAAGAAAAAGTAACAAAATAATATATACGTGAAAAATATTTTAATAACAGGAGGTGCAGGATTTATAGGATCTCATGTTGCCAGACACTTTGTAACTGAGTATCCCAACTATAAGATAGTGGTTATGGATTCTCTAACTTATGCTGGAGACAAAAATAATATCAAGGATCTTTTTAGTTACGAGAACTTTCATTTTTTTGAAGGTGATATTCGAAATAAAAAAGATGTCTCACAAGTTTTCTTTGAGTATGATATTAATAATGTTATACATTTGGCGGCGGAATCTCATGTTGATGGGTCAATTCAAAATCCTTCAATTTTCGTAGAAACAAATATTGTTGGGACTTTCAATTTGTTGAATGAATCTCTAAAATACGTACCATATGGTAACGGAGTATTTTATCACATTTCAACGGACGAAGTTTATGGTTCTTTGGGACCTAAGGGTTATTTTAGAGAAGATTCCCGATATGACCCAAGGTCACCTTATTCGGCATCAAAAGCATCCTCAGACCATTTTGTTAGAGCATATTATCACACTTATAATTTGCCAATATTAATAAGTAATTGTTCCAATAATTATGGTCCTTGTCAAAATAAAGAAAAAATGATTCCTACTATAATCAACTCTGTTATACGTAGAAACCCAATACCCATTTATGGAAAGGGTGAAAACGTTAGAGATTGGTTATGGGTAGGTGATCATGTTAATGCTATTGATAAAATATTCCACTTTGGTAAGTTTGGAGAAACTTATAACATCGGTGGGTCGAACGTTTATAAGAATATAGACTTGGTAAATAAGATTCTAAGTATTTTTGATAAACAAAATATTGTAAGTTATAAAGATTCATCCAAATTGATTACCTTTGTTGAAGATAGAAAAGGTCATGACCTAAGATATGCAATCGATGCAAAAAAAATTAGACAAGAACTCGGATGGGTTGCACATAAGGATTTTGAAACTGGATTGGAAGATACGATTAAATGGTATGTAAAAAAATTTAATAAATAATGGTAGATTTTAATTATAAAAATCCGGAACTTGTTCGGCAAGTTGAATCCGAATATCCTCAAATGACAAATGAATTCAAAAGAATTATATTTGAGCAGTATGAATTGTTTTGTATGAAGCAATCAAATTATGGGCCTGGTAACATTGCAGTTGGAACTTCTCTTCAAACCAAAGATGACATCAAATTATCTATTACAGGGTTATGGTTTCGTATAAATGATAAAATCCAAAGATTGAAACAATTGGTCGTATTGAACAAAGAAGATGTTGTTGGAGAATCAATTGATGATACCTTCCAAGATTTGTCTGTTTATGGAATCATTGCTCAGATTGTGTCCAACGGAAAATGGGCGAAGTAATTTATTAATCTAATTTTATTTACCTTGAAATCTTTCGAACAGTTATCAAATTATTTTTATACGTTGGATGAAATGTATGAAAAAAAATGTAACGAACAATCTGATATCAATCAGTTGTTACCAACATTGAAGAAATATTCTGAACTTTGTGAGCATGTTACAGAAATGGGGGTCAGATGGGCAGTTTCAACTTATGCCCTAATGATAGGCAAACCAAAAAAATTTGTATCATATGATATTGTTCCATTGGAAGATTTCAGGGTAAGTTTGGACTTTTTATTATTATTGGCAAAAAATAATAATATTGATTATAGTTTTATTGTCGCAGATACATTAAATGTTGAAATTGATGAAACTGATTTTTTATTCATTGACACATATCATACTTATAAACAATTGAAGAGAGAATTGGAATTACATGCCAGTAAAGTAAAAAAATTTATGGGGTTTCATGATACAACCACATATGGATTGGTTGGTGAGGATGGTGATTATGGATTATGGAAGGCCATCGAAGAATTTTTGACTGAAAACAAGAATTGGGAACTTTGTGAGAAAATAGAATACAACAATGGTTTAACAATTCTAAAAAAAATCAAATGACAAAAACATTATTGATTGATGGTGAAAATCTATTCAGAATAGGATTTCATGGAGTAAGAGACCTATTCAGTAATGGAGAACATGTGGGAGGTACATTCTATTTCATCAATACGATTCGTAAATTCTTGGAAGAACATAATCATGATAAGGTTATTGTTTTTTGGGATGGGCAATCCAATTCTTCCGTTAGAAAAAATTTATATTCGCAATATAAGGGACAAAGGAAAAACGAGATGAATGAATATCAGTACGAATCCTTTGTTAATCAGAAAATAAGGGTTAAACAATATTTGGAAGAAGTTTTTGTTAGGCAATGTGAGGTCACTAATAATGAAGCAGACGATTTGATTGCTTTTTATTGTAAAATCGCTGTCGACGAGAATATCATTATTTTTTCATCAGATAAAGACCTTTCACAATTAATTTCTAATTCTATTACCATATATTCTCCAACTTCCAAAAATTATTATAAATTCGGAGATAAAATTCCAATCAATAAGGTTGATATTCCTCATGAGAACGTAATGGTTTGCAAAGTTTTTGTTGGAGATAAGTCCGATAATATTGATGGTATTTTGGGTTTGGGTGAAAAAACTTTGTTGAAATTATTCCCATTTATGAATGATAAGTCGGTCACTGTGAATGAAATATTGGATTATGCACGAAATACCATGCAAGAAAAGAAATCCAAAGTTTTGGAAAATATTTTGACTGGCAAAACAAAAAATGGTATACTTGGAGAAGAGTTTTATTCTCTCAATACAAAAATTATTGATTTATCTAACCCATTAATATCTGATGATGCCAAAGAACTAATTTATAGCCTTTATAGAGACCGTTTAGACCCAACCGACAGAGGATATAAAAACCTCATGAAGATGATGATACAAGACGGACTCTTCAATTTTTTACCCAAAGACGATGAAGATTGGGTAAACTTTATGAAACCTTTCACAAAACTTATTCGCAAAGAAAAAAAAATTAATTAATTATTAAACAAAATTTATTTATGAGAGAACTTGATAGCACTAAAGTCGAATTGCTGTTGACGTTGAATGACAACATAGTTGTTCAAAGGTATTTTAATGTTAGGGGTTTTAACCCGAACGCAAAAAATTCATTGGAAATGTATGAATTCATCAAATCTTTCAAGGAACAACTTCAATATTATTTGAAAATGAAGACTGTTTCTTATATGTTAGATAATGAAGAATCAATAATCTATGACCCAACAATTATGGAGACATCATATACTGATGGACCAGAAACTTTCAACATTTATGTTAAAGTTGGAGACCAAATTTTAACACATCGAATTTTTGATGGAAAACTTTTCCCACCAAAAGTGAGATACACGGTCGATGTTAGACCTTTTTTGAAAGAAGTAATGAGAGAACTCACAGATATTTTTTCTAGAAAAAATTTAACATATCAATATTTGAACTTTGAGTTGAGTAATTAAGTATTTAATAGATACAGTAAATCCTTTTTATATTATGAACAAAAATTTTGATTATCTGGGTAATACATTTCAGATACAGTTGTTGAACCAGGTAATAGTGGACAAAGATTTTGCTCAATCTATAATGGATGTAATCGAAATCAGTTATGTTGACAACAAATATTTCAAAATCATTTTGCAAATGATTAAAGAATATTATAAAAAATATAATTCGTCACCTAACTTCGAAACATTGGAACAGATTGTAAAATCTGAGGTAAGTCAAGAATTGGTGTTGAAAATTGTATTGGATACTTTGGTACAAATTAAAAATGCTCCGATCGAAGGTACAAGTTTCGTACAAGAAAAAGCCTTGAAGTTTTGTAAACAACAAGAACTACAGAAGGCTATGGATAGGGCTCAAAAAATAATCTCTGAAGGGGATTTCGAATCTTATGATAAAGTGGAAGGTTTGGTTCGTAACGCTTTACAAATAGGTGAGGTAGATAAAGGAACAACAGACATTTTCACAGGATTGGATACAGTTTTGGATGAGGATTATAGACATCCAATTCCTATGGGAATTCTCGGTATTGATAAACTATTAAAAGGTGGTTTGGCTAAAGGTGAAATCGGAGTTATTCTCGCACCAACTGGAGTAGGTAAAAGCACGATACTAACTAAAATTGCTAATACCGCATTTAATATGGGATATAATGTTCTACAAATTTTTTTCGAGGACAACCCGAAAATTATCCAAAGAAAGCACTTCACAATATGGACTGGAATTGCTCCTGATGAATTGGCTAATCATAAGGAAGAAGTATTATCCAAAATTACAGAAATTAAGGATACAATGAAAAATAAGTTAATCCTGAAAAAATTACCATCTGATTCTGTGACTATGAATCAAATCAAAAACCAAGTTAGGAAAATGATTGCCGATGGTGATAAAATTGATTTGATTCTGTTGGATTATATTGATTGTGTCTTACCTGATATAGCCCAAGATGAATGGAAAGCTGAAGGGTCTGTTATGAGAGCATTTGAGGCTATGTGTCATGAGCTTGATTTAGTTGGGTGGACGGCTACTCAAGGTAATAGAAGTTCAATATCTTCTGAAATTGTAACAACAGACCAAATGGGTGGGTCTATTAAAAAGGCTCAAGTTGGGCACGTTATTATAACTGTTGCAAAAACTCTACAACAAAAAGAAATGAATTTAGCTACAATCGCAATAACGAAATCTAGATTAGGTAAGGATGGAATCGTTTTTGAAAATTGTAAATTCAACAACGAAATGCTTGAGATTGATACAGAAACTTCTGTTACATTTTTAGGATTTGAAGAACACCAAGAAGAAAGAAAACGAGATAGAGTTAAAGAATTATTAGAAAAAAGAAAACAAAGACAAGAACAACAAAATTTAATTTAATATGAAACAAGAAAAAATTTTAGTAGAAAATCCTGACAGATTTGTCATTTTTCCCATTCAATACGATGATATTTGGGAATTTTATAAGACACATCAAGCTGCTTTTTGGACGGCTGAGGAAGTGGATTTATCAGGAGACATCAGAGATTGGGAAAAATTATCAGAAAATGAAAAATATTTTATCAAGAATGTATTGTCATTCTTTGCAGCTTCTGATGGTATTGTTAATGAAAATCTGGCGGAAAACTTTGTTAAGGAAGTACAGTATCCTGAGGCAAAGTTCTTTTATGGGTTTCAATTAATGATGGAAAACATCCACTCATTGATGTATTCACTTTTGATTGATACTTACATAACAGACCCAAAAGAAAAGGATGAATGCTTTCATGCAATTGATAAATTACCTGCAGTACAAAAGAAAGCAAATTGGGCATTGAATTGGATTAAGAATAGTACATTTCAGGAGAGACTGGTTGCATTTGCTGCCGTTGAAGGTATATTCTTCTCAGGTTCATTCTGTTCCATTTTCTGGTTAAAATCAAGAGGTATTATGCAAGGGTTATGTAATGCGAACGCTTTGATTTTCAAAGATGAAAACTTGCACACAGATTTTGCGATTCATCTTTTGAACAACCATATTGAAAATCGACCGAGTGAGGCAAGAATAAAGGAGATATTATTGTCTGCATTAGAAATTGAGAAAGAATTTATTACGGAATCTTTACCTGTATCAATGATTGGAATGAACTCAAATTTGATGAAGCAATACTTGGAGTTTATTACCGATGGATTGTTAGTTAAATTGGGATGTAAGAAAGTATTTAATGTTGAACAACCATTCAAATTTATGGAGCAGATTGCTATTGAAACCAAAGGAAATTTCTTTGAATCAAGAACCATCGAATACCAAAAAGCAAAACTTGGTGAATCATTAACATTTACTGATGACTTTTAAATTTTAGAAATATGATGTCGTTGAAAATAAAAAAAAGAGAGGGGGATGAAGTTTCGTTCAATCCACAAAAGATTTATAGTAGAATAAAAAGAGCATCCAAAGGACTTAACGTAAACTCTGATGAAATTTTTATCAAAGTGATAACGTCAGTTCCAACTGAGGGTTTAATCTCAACAAAAGATTTGGATAAACTTATATATGAGATTGCTGCGTCCTATACAGGAAGTCACCACGATTATTCAAGATTGGCTGCTAGTGTTGCGGTTACATCACATCACAAAGAGACATTAGACAGTTTCAGTGAAACAATGATAAATCTTAATAAGTTAGGTATTGTTAGTGATAGATTGATAGATTATATAAATGCATACGGTGCTGATAAAATAGACAAACAAATTAATCATGAAAATGATTTTAATTTTGATTACTTTGGATGGAGGTCATTTTATGAAATGTATTTGTTAAAGACACCAAATGGTGTTGTAGTTGAGCGTCCTCAACACATGTATATGAGAGTCGCATTGTGGGTTACTCATTCATTTGATGAAGCTATGGAATATTATAAGTCATTATCCAATCAACTAATATCTAAGGCAACTCCAATAATGATTAATGCTGGTACCAAAATACCACAATTAGCATCTTGTGTTTTACATTATAATAATAATGATTCTCGAGAAGGGTTGTTGGATAGTTTACATGATATATCAACTTATTCTGCCGATGCTGCGGGTATTGGATTATGTGTATCAAATATTAGGAGTAAGGATAGTAGAATTAGTACATCAGGAGGATATGCTGGTGGGGTATTAAAATATCTCAAAATTGTTAATGAATCTTTAAGATTCTTCAACCAACAAGGTAGAAGACCCGGAAGTGCAGCAATTTATATGGAACCTTGGCATAAAGATATTTTTGATTTGTTGGATATAAAGAAAAATACTGGTGCAGAAGAACTTAGAGCAAGAGACCTTTTTACTTCAATTTGGTTACCCGATAATTTTATGAGGGCAGTCAAAAATAACGAAGATTGGTATTTATTCTGTCCGAACGATATTAAGAAGTCAGGGATAAAAGCATTACAAGATTGTTATGGAGAAGAATATGAAGAAAACTATAACAAAGCTGTTAGTTTAGGTATAGGAAAAAAAGTTTCAGCACAATCCGTTTGGAATAAAATTATTGAATCTCAAATTGAGACCGGAGTACCATATCTTTGTTCTAAGGATAATGCTAATAATAAAACAAACCATCAAAATATCGGAGTAATAAAACAATCAAATTTGTGTAATGAGATATATCAATATACTGATGAAAAAACGACTGCGATATGTACTCTATCCTCAATAGTGTTGAAAAATTTTATTAGGGATGGTAAATTCGATTTCAAACTACTTCACGATGAAACACGAAAAGTTGTTAGATCCTTGAATAAAGTTATTGATATAAATAATTATTCAACCGAGAAGGGTAAGAAAGGGGGATTAGAACAGAGAGCTATTGCTATTGGTGTTCAGGGACTTGCAGACGTTTTTTACATTATGGATTATATCTTTACTTCCGATAAAGCAAAACAACTTAATAAAGATATTTTTGAAACAATTTATCACGCTGCAATAACCGAGAGTATGCAGTTATGTAAAGAAGAAAAATATCAACCATATAAGTTTTTTGAAGGTTCTCCCATGTCCAAAGGAATATTTCAATTCGATATGTGGGGGGTCGATACAAAAGACCTTTTATATAATTGGGAAAGTTTGAAGGGAGAAGTCAAAAAGTATGGGGTGTGTAATTCTTTGTTTACAGCACAAATGCCTGTTGCATCATCCGCTAAAATTACTGGTTCTTTCGAAATGACAGAACCTGCTCATTCGGCTCTTTTCAACCGAAGAGTTGTTGGTGGAGAAATTCTGATTGTAAACAAGTATTTAATCAGTGACTTTGAAAAATTGGGTATTTGGTCTGAAGATTTGAAGAATGAAATAATCTTAAATGAGGGGTCAATTCAAAATATTAACTTTAATAATTACTTAGATACTGAAGATAAAAATTACTCCAAAAAGGTTTCGAGAATAGAACATCTCATAAACAAATATAAAACTATTTGGGAGATATCACAGAGGGAGTTAATAGATATGGCGGCAGATAGGGCACCATTTATAGACCAATCACAATCTATGAATATTTATATGGCAAATCCTACATTATCTAAAATATCATCATCACACTTTCATGGTTGGCAAAGAGGATTAAAAACCTTGTGTTATTATGTTAGAACAAGAGCGGTATCGACAGGTGCTAAACATCTGGCTTTGGATTTATCACAGGTAAAAAATAAACCTAATCCTTATGTTAGCAAAGTCGAACCTAACGAACTACCTAATCAAGTTCCAATGTATGAACTAACTCAAAAACCTGAGGATTCTCCTTTTGAATGTTTTGGTTGTAGTTCCTAAAAATAATAAAAATCACGGTAATTGCCGTGATTTTTTTTTTAAGAGTATTTATTATTAAATATTTAACCTCATATGGCGGCAGGTATTACATATGGAATAAATTTCCCTTTTCGAGATTCCAAAGTTGGAGATTATTTGGAATTAACTACCACTGAAAACCAACAGATTAAATCCGATTTAATACACCTACTTTTAACAAGAAAAGGTAGTAGGTATTATTTACCTGATTTTGGTACTCGACTCTATGAATTTATCTTTGAGCCTTTTGATGGATTAACATTCGATGCTATACAATCGGATATAAGAGATGCTGTCGAGAAATATATGCCAAATTTATTGTTGAATAATATAACAATTTCTCCAGCTGACGTATCGGAAGAAGTTAACGGCACACAAGGTGAAAATATCGCAGGACCAAGTGATATTAGTATTTATAGATTTCCCGGTAAAGGTACATCAGAATATACTGCTAAACTAAGAATAGACTATTCAAATAATAGATCAACATTTGCACAAAGTGATTTCATAATTATAAACATATAACCATGGCAAATCGAAACATATCATATACAACGAGAGACTATCAGGCAATAAGAACTGAATTATTAAATTATGTAAGAACGTATTATCCGGATTTAATACAAGATTTCAACGATGCTTCGGTGTTTTCAGTATTTCTTGATATGAATGCGGCAGTTGCGGACAATCTACACTATCACATTGATAGAAGTATACAAGAGACGGTGCTTCAATATGCGCAACAAAAGTCCTCAATTTATAATATCGCGAGAACTTATGGTTTGAAGTTACCGGGACAAAGACCATCAGTATCTTTGGTTGATTTTTCTATTACCGTTCCTGCTTTTGGGGATAAGGAGGATGAAAGATATTTGGGTATTTTAGCAAGAGGGTCGCAAGTTACAGGTGCTGGAGTTGTTTTTGAAAATGTTTATGATATTGATTTTGCGTCACCATACAATGCACAAGGGTACCCAAACAGATTAAAAATACCAAATTTCAACGCAAATAATGTTCTTATAAATTACACAATTACCAAGAGAGAAATTGTTGTAAATGGTATCACTAAAGTTTTCAAAAAAGTAATTACACCTAGTGACGTAAGACCTTTCTTCGAATTATTCTTACCTGAAAAAAATGTTTTAGGGATTACAAGTGTTTTGTTGAAAAGCGGTACCAATTATACCAATGTTCCTTCAGTTGCAGAATTTTTGGGAATTGAAAATAGATGGTATGAAGTCGATGCATTGGCTGAGGATAGAATTTTTGTTGAAGATCCTACTAAAGTTTCAGATCAACCTGGTATCAAGGTAGGTAGATATATTCAAACTCAAAATAGATTTATTTCTGAATTTACACCTGAAGGATTCAAAAAAATGACTTTCGGAGGTGGAACAAACACCGCACAAGATGCATTGAATCAATTCACAACTTTGGGAGTAACGTTAGACTTACAAAGATATTCTAATAATTTATCTTTGGGATCTGCGTTGATACCTAACTCTACTTTGTTCGTTCAATATAGAGTAGGTGGTGGGTTATCAACAAATTTAGGAACTAATGTTATAAATCAAATTGGAACTGTATCTTTTTTTGTGAATGGTCCTTCCGAGTTAACAAATAGTTCGGTAATTAATTCTTTGAGATGTAATAATGTAACCGCAGCAATAGGTGGTGCAGGAGTTCCATCGTTAGAAGAAATTAGAAATTATGTTGCGTTTAATTTCGCAGCACAGAAAAGGGCGGTGACGGTACAGGATTATGAATCGATAATCAGGAATATGCCATCAGAATTCGGGGCACCCGCTAAAGTTTCCATAACTGAAAACAACAACAAAATATTAATACAAATACTTTCATATGATACTTCTGGAAAACTCACACCGATTGTATCGAATACGTTACGACAGAACATTGCGAATTATCTTTCAAATTATCGTATGTTGAATGATTATATTTCTATATTAAGTGCCGATGTTATCGACCTAAGTGTGGAAATCTCAATCGTCTTGGATTCCGCTCAAAATTCCGGACAAGTTATTGCAAATGTCGTCGATAAGATTGCGATTTATTTCAACCCGCAGACTCGAGAAATGGGACAAAATGTATATTTGTCGGAGATAAGAAGTATAGTTCAAACCCAAAATGGGGTTCTTACAGTTGCTGGTCTGAGCGTTTTCAATAACGTAGGAGGTCAATACTCATCATCCGAAACGTCTATGGAATACGAGGATCCGGAAACAAGAAAAATTCTACCTGTTGATGATACAATTTTTGCCCTTCCATCGCAAGTTTATCAAATTAGATATCCGGCAAAAGATATTAAAGTATTAGTGAAAAACTTCCAATCAACAACTTTTTCTTAATCCTTTACGTACAGAGTCTACTAGCTTAAGTATTTCCTAAATTCGATATATCATATAAATTTATGGTTGGATGGACTGTGCGAAGTTTAATCGTTTGTTGGTTCGAATAAATGAATAATTTCAATATTTATCATAATGAGTGATTTTTGGCTTCCAATAGTACAGAAATAATTAATTAAACTCTAATCAAAATAAAATGGGAGACTCATACAGATTAAGGACCCAAGTTGGTATTAATCAGACGATAAACGTTCAACTAGATCAAGAGTTTGAATTCTTAGAAATATTGTCATTAAAAATCCAACAATCAGACATATACACAAGAAGTTGTGCTGATTATGGTGTTCTTGTTGGACGGGTCATTGCTAATAATGGATTTGGAATTCCAAATGCAAAAGTATCAGTATTTATCCCGTTGAGTCCAATCGATGAATCCAACCCAATCATAACTAGTATCTACCCGTACAAATCACCACAAGATAGAAATGAAGATGGATTTAGATATAACTTGTTACCATATGAAAAATCATATCCATCTCATTCTCCTACTGGTACATTTCCTTCTAGATTAGATGTACTGACAGGTAATACCGCAGTCGACATATACGACAGATATTATAAGTTCACAACAAAAACTAATTCCAGTGGGGATTATATGATTATGGGAGTTCCATTAGGTTCTCAGAGTATAGTTATGGATTTGGATTTATCAGATATTGGAGAATTCTCTCTTACACCACAAGATTTAATTAGAATGGGATTGGCAAATGAGTCTCAAGTTAACGGTAGTGAATTTCGAACTTCTGAAGACCTAAATTCATTACCTCAAATTATAAACATTACTAAAAATATTGAAGTTTCTCCTTTATGGGGAGACCCGTCTATTTGTCAAATTGCTATAAACAGATTAGATTTTGATTTAAGAGATGAATTGAACATCGACATACAACCCACCGCGGTGTTCATCGGTTCGATTTTTTCCTCTTCGTTAAACAATAGAGTACGACCTGGTTCATTATCTGATAGTGTCATTTCTTCAAAAATGGGCAGTCTGTGTAATTTGGAAACAGGACCCGGTCAGATTTTATCAATCAGACAAACAATACAACAGGACAAAGATGGTAATCCTATTTTAGAGGTATATGGGTTAGGAAATTCGGGTAATCTTATAGATGGTGATGGAACATGGATGGTGGAATTACCAATGAATTTAGAATACATATCAACAAATGAATTTGGAGAAAGGGTGGTTTCAACAGACGGAACAGTTGGTATTCCTACCAAAGGTAAATATAGGTTCAAAATAAAATGGAAACAACCAACAAATAATAGTCAACAAAAAAGAAGGGCATACTTTTTGGTTCCGAACGTTAGAGAGTATGGATGGGACTTACAGGGTGATAACGACCCTAATTTTGAGACTAACTTCCAATTGAACAGTTATAAACAACTTAGAAGTTCATATTATTTTGGGTTAGATTGGACTGGATATACAAATGGTATTACCAGTAAAACCTTGAGAAATGAAAAATTAAATCAAATCATAGATTGTCAGGATACATTTTATGAATTTTCCTACAATAGAGTATACACTGTATCTAATTTAATAGACCAATTCAAAAGTGGTGGTATAGGTTCTTTTGTAGGTATAAAAGAAATACAGGACCAAAGTTGCTCTGAAACGACAAACAAATTTCCTGTAAATGAGGCATATCCAAATCCGAATGCGGACATCAATAGGTTTATAACTCAAATAAATGCGTTATATACTTTATATGCGAGACTAATTTGGGTCCTTAACATACTTTTAGCACCAATTGGGTCTCTTCTAGCTTTATTTGGTGGACCTTGTATAGGACCAATTTTCAAATTACCTATGATTACATATCCTGAGTGTGAAGAATGCCAATGTGATGCAACTGAAGTACCATTTCCAGATACTAATAACCAAACACCACCACCTCCTGAAGGTATACTTACTCAATTTTCGAACCCACAATTTTATGTAGATTCTCTTACCGATTATTTTATTTCACAGGGAATTCAGAATAACGTTGATTTATATGTTGAAATGGCTTCAGATGTTTTAGCATCAAATTCACCGTTTGGTTCGCTTAAGAATGTTCCAAAATCAAGAGAGTTATATTTTGGTGAAGAAGGTGTTTCGAGATTTGCATATTCAGTAGATTTACCTTTGGCTGAGAGGATAAACGTATTTAATGGTAGGAAGAATTATTTCGATGGGATTAACAAGATTAAAGTTTCATTCAACACAAGTTCTAACGTAGGAGTTTTTCATTACGATAATTGTTTAGTTATAATTACAAACGAACAACTGACACCGGGAGATATGTTGACAGTAAATAATCCTAATAATACGGGTGACGTAAATTTCTTGGGACAAGGAATTGGGGTAACTTATGATGAATTTGGCAATCCCAATGGAGATGTTGAAGCATCTAGTAGATGTCCTGGAACGACCATTTTTCCGAATGAGATAAATGTAAGTTATGCTGAAAGCCAAACTACATCACAGACTGTTTCTTATGTAGTTACATCAGGATTTGATTACACTCAGGTGAGTTTCCCATCAGATGTAGAATATTTTCAAGTTATATATAGTAGTTCAATTCCTGAGGTAGAACAGTTATGGGATACATCTACACCACAAAGTTTTCCGAATGTTTTATCTTCTAGTGTCAATGTAGTTTTTGCTAAAACAGATACAAATAATACTACGAGTTACAAATTCGACACACAAATTCCATTTCAGTCATACAAATATTTCCAAAATATAGAGGGAAAATATGTTACGATATTACAGAGAGGTGTCGATCCTTATTCACCTAAATATCCGAATAAATATAGTTTAGGTAAAATATTTGGTTTAGATATGGATGATTTAATCGTGGAAGTAGATGCTAGGTTAAACATACCTATACAACCTCTACCGAACACAAACTTATCAGTACAAGTTCCGAGTCAAAACGGAATGATGTATCCATCGTATTTCTTCCAACCACAACCTTGGAATCCTGAAACATTAACGGGTTATTTAGGATTTACAACTATACCTCCCATAAATTATGGAAGTATTGATGCGGATTATAATAATATTGGTATGAATACCCTTCCATTAACGAATGGTGTATTGTCTAAAGTGACTAAAACCAACAATGTGTTTTGGTCTTTTTCACCTCAATCAACAAAATATGATTCTGCCGAAGACTTATCTGGTGTTGGATTTTTATATGGGGATTTTCCTATACCTGGATTTAACCAGAATTTTACATATAGTTACATAAACATGTTGTATTATTCTCCAATTTTTGTTGGTGCTTATCAAATCTCAAATCCTAATAAAACTATAATTAGAACAGATAGGTTACCTTCTTCGGATAATGAGAATGAATTTCTAAATACAAACATAAACAAATACCCGTTATTACAGCAGAATCAATTTTTCAGAATGTATGTGTTTACGGAAGATAATGAAATCATTGACATAACGCAACCTGGGGATATACGTGTACCACCATCTAATCCTCAAGACATAGATGGACTACCTGGGTCACAAAACATTTTGGATACATTACAATGTGAAAACATGGTAAGTATAAAATGTTATGAAGGATTTGGAGAAACATTCAGTGTGAATCCTAACTGTGCGGAAAGTGACAGAGTAGAAAAGGGATGTTATATTATAGGAAAATGCTTAGGTACACCACGTGGTATCATAAATGATTTGAATGCTTTGACAGAATGGAGAATAAGAAAAATTTTGATGTATTCTATATGTAATGGATTTTTATCTGAATCTTTCACAAATAATTGGATTAATGGGACTTTATTTATGTTTCCTATTCAAATTAACAAAAATTTCACATCTAATAACACAGCAACTTACAAGTATCCACGTAACGTGACATTTTTTGACGACCAAACAAATAATCTTTATTATAGAAGTAGTCCATATCATTTTACTGCACTTAAGAAAGAATTTGTAGGTAAAAACGCTGAGAATATAATAGGAAATATTAACAATAAAAATCTTCTATTTCCAACAACTATAGTTGATTTAGGCTTCAAATCTGAAGTATATTCCGAAATCATACCTACCCCTGATACTAAAGCTTATGTGGTTAACCAATTAGATTCAACCTCATATGGGGATAATACAGATTTGGTGAACTTATTTGCGATATCGAGATTAACAAACGCATCTTTTTGGGCTAACCTATCACCAACAGGTGTTTTAGGTGCGTTATTTAATAGATATACAAATGTTCTACAAAATTTATTTAACTCAAGAGTGGATGCTGATTTTGCTCAATTGAGCTCAATAAATTCGGAAGTAGGAAATATTGATTTTACGTCTGATTTTTACACATTCAATCCTAGTGATCCAAATAATTCAACAATTATTACAGGTACTTCAGACAAACCAGTTATGGGAGTTTGGTTCTCCTCAACAACTGAGGATTTACAGATAAAAGACTTCATGACTCCGGGGAAAATTAATTTTACCGCAGACAATGGGTCGGTATTTCCATATACATTTGGTATTAAATCCCAAGTTGTTCCAATGTATAGGTGGAAACTAAAAACTACAAGTATAATATTTGGTAATCAACAAAATGATTGGATAACATCTAAAACAGATGGTAATGGTCCTGGTTTTGTTGCTAAACCATACCAATCTTTAGATAGAGAAACGATTGGGGAATATTTTGTATCAAACATTGTGACACAAAACGAAGATAAAAGGGGATATATATTCAGTAGGGATGCGAATGGGGACTATTCTTTGAATGGGGCGAACGGGAGAGATAAGTTTATAGTCGGTGCTCCTTTCCATTTTTATTTCGGTATAAAAAAAGGGTTTTCAGCTTTCGATAAATTTTCTCAAAAATATCTACCAAGTGAAGAAATATAGTCTTATACCTAGTAATCTACAATATCAGGGTTCTCCTGGAGTTGACCAAGAAATTTCTATTTCTTTGGAAGAACAACAGGAATTGTTGGTAGAATATGAAAGGAGTGCAACTATAAGTTTAGCGCAGGTTTATGACGATGAAAGACAGAAGTCAACAGTATTTCGACCAACATTTAAGGTTACATATCTTTATGACAATACCCTAACAGGAACGACCACATATTCTCCATTCAGAGACAATCTTTACTATATTGATGCGGTGAACTCTAAAGTTTCGGGAATCTGGAAAGGTTTTCCTCAATATTATGAGTTTGATTTCTTTAGACCTGAAATTTCTGATGGACACTTAAATTATAAGGCAAAGAGTGCTTATACGTATAATTGGATGTATTATTTAACATATCCTAGTCAAAATGACGAAAATAAACCATTGTTTTATGCAAATTCTCAATACGGAAATATCTCGTGGGTGGCTAAAGATGGAATTCCATTTTATTTATTTAATTCGACTAATAATGGGAATAAAGTCATCTCATTTAGATGTATTGCACCTCATGGTCTATCGGTAGGAGAATGGGTAGAACTTTCTATTTCTTATAATCAAAATAAACTTTTTCAGGTAAACATTTTAGGAAATGGGACAGCGGGAAGTGAATTGAATATTTTTGGAATATATAATGTAGGATACACAGGGACTACATTCAATTCAGGTAAAAATGGTACATTCAAACGAGTTATCAACCCTGATAATATTACTGAAACAAAATCTAAATACTATATTCGACAACATAAAGTTCTAACTAATCTTAACGAGATAGCCGCTGTAAAAAATGGTTTCGAAAAAAATATATTTGTTGATAGCGTAAAATTTGAATATAGTTCAATTACACCAAATTTAATCTCAAGAATATCCCAAAAAAGTAATAGTGATTCCTATAATTTTACTTCTAACATTGATATAAATATCGCAGGATTATTAGACAATCAAAAAAGACCGGTTCACGAATTATATTTAACAATTCTGAATAAAGGTTATTCTGGATACTTTAATTATCCAAACCAAAATGTTGGTCTAAAACAAGGATGGCAATTTAATATATCCCAAAAACCTAATCCATGGTGGGATTATAATGAAATAAAATCCAATACAAATATTTCTGTTGATTCGTACACCGTACAAGGACAAACGACAAGAACATTTTATTATAATCGAGATCTAAATATGGGAGATATTATTGACGGTGACTTTTGTGAATGGAATGATTATGAACAATTCGAGAGAGTTATTTCACCATATTATCAAAAAATCAAATATAACGAATCCAATTTTCAAACTGTTCCTACAACAAACCAACAAAATCAGCAATACGCTACCAATGCTCCGGGATATTATTATAACCCACATCAGAAGATGACTATTCGGGTTTTTTCTAATTCTATTGAAACGGGAGAAATAAATACAATTGATAACATACCTTCTTACTCTTACTACTCGAGATCGGACCGTAAATTCAGATGGAGAGATTTATATACTTATGGATTTGTTGATGACGAAGGTCGAGGTGTGGATTATCCATACTTGAATAGTGCTCATTATCCTTTTTCGAATGTTGTGTTTAGGTTAATACCAGAAGGGTCTAACTTGAGTGAAGGATTTGATAGTCTAAATATTATTACAAAACCAATTGAAGATGACTGCGAATAAATTTTTTATAAGACAGGATGGATTCACTGATAAAACCATCAACATACCAGTTGAACTCAGTTGGGATTATTTGGGATTGGATGACGCTTTAGATGAATATGAAAATAAGATAATTGAGGACGTAATTGGGACGGGTAGGGATTTCGAAGTTACAAGATTTACACATGCACCCTCGGATGGTACATCTGAATCCACAGAAATTAATTATGAATTTTATTTCTATTCAGGAGGGGAACTCAACAACATTTATAATTGGTCCAATAATTACATAGCAGAGGGATTTACCGCTCAAGAAATTTTCTATTTTTCAAATAGTTTTGCCAATTCCTTCTTTAAGTTGGACTTCTATGATACGGTAGATGAAAAAAGACAAACAAACTATATCACAATTATCATTCCCACCCAACAGGGATTAAAGACAACTGCTCTAATGAATAGAACAAATGTTTCAATAAAGAAACCTAAATTTGTATTAGATTTTGTTGGAGACAAAGAAGGTTTTTTTATTTATTGGTTAAAGAAACGTACTTTTTTAGATATTTCAACTTTTTATATGACCGCAAAGTTTTTCAATGCTAAAACAGGACAATTTACCAAAATGATGACAGGAAAGGGATTTAATCCTGGTTCAAATACACCTTGTACTGATCCATGGCCGTCACTAACTTTACAAGATTCTACTCTGGGACCACAGGCGTTTTTATCTTGTGCTGGTAATACCAAACCATTCGTATTCGATAATGCGATATATTTTTATTATACTGTCAAGTTAGATTATGAAACCCAAACATATAAGGTATTTAATACTAACGGACAAAGAATGGGACAAGAAATTCCCATAAAATGGTATCAATATGTGAATCCATGAGTCAAGACCAATTTAAATTTGTTGTTTCTCCAGAAAATATTAAGGGAGATCTCGTATTTGTCGAATACAATGGAGAGGAAGTTGGTGTTTATACGGGCATGACTCAAATATTATCGGGTGGACCCAATGGGAGTTCTTTACTCACAGGACTAACTGTTAATATTTTATTAAGACAAACCTCCGAAGATGGTGGATATTACACACCATTCGATGGTGCAGTTTATCAAAAGGATGTCGTTTCTAACTTTATTTTTTCTTCAACAACAGATGACCCTTATACGTTTTATGTATATAACACATCCGACGAGTTCCAAAAATTTTTAGAAATATCATCCTACATTTTAGATTGGGGTGATGGAGTAAAACAAACTATTTCCACATTTACTCCTAATTATTTATCACATACGTACCCTGAGAGCGAAAAAGAATATGTCATTTCATTGGTACAAACTAATCCGTGGGGAATAACAAGGGTTGAGAAAAAGATTAAAACACCTTATACTGATATTGTTATACCAAACCCGCAAGGAACAGCGTTTTTTATTCCTCAAGGAGGAAATTGGTCTGGAACACCAATATCATATGATTACATATTTTCAGGAGATGCTGAGAACACTGTATCCGCTCAAACGTCAAATAATTATACAACAGTACCCTTCATTATTTCTGGAGTCACAAAATCAAGAATAACTGAATTACAATTGTATGGGACAGTGCCGCCATTACCTCCATTGTATAATACAAAGTATCAAGTGGGGACACCAATCATTGCGAATGGACAAATTTGGGGGGCGATAACAAATGCGGAGTTTGGAGTTTTTACTGCATATACAATAAATGAAGTTGATTATTACGACTATGAAAATGGGTTAACATTATTTTTTGAGACTTCTTCTGGGTTGACCGAGAATAACCTAACAGCAGTTCCGATTACGAAAGATGAGGTGTTACTTAAAATTATAGATCAACCACAAATACAAACAAATGTTTTTGTTGAGAGAGGAAAAAATAGTGCGTATGAGAGAGTACAACGACTAGGTGAGGTAGATAATTTGGGAGATATGATTAATTATGGGTATGGATTTTTTAATGTGGAAAATAAAGGATAAACTATTTATAAAATAAAAAAGTATGGCAATTGGCAGCTATGGAACTATAAGACCTAGTGATGTTTCACCCGAAGATGTGGAAATAATATTAAATTATACTCCCACAAGGGATGCTACGGATGAATTTATATTAACCAAGTTGGATGCTCCGACTATTTTAAGACCATATTTTGCGAATTCAGAAACAGGTGGAAATCCTGGAGTAGAAATATTGGGTGGTTTATATAATCTTACATTACCGGCAGAACAGTTTAATGCTTTAGGTATTTATACATTATATATTAGACCTGCTGAGATAAGAACAACAATAACAGATTGTGGAGTATTAACCGCCCTACCTAACGTAAAGGGTATAATTATTGATTTGGCAAATGTACCAAATCAATATTTGAATAAATTCGTACCTCAAGGATTGGTTGGTTTCAGAGTTGAATACCTAAATCCTGATGGATCGAAAATACCAAATTTCTTTAGAATAATTACATCTTCATTTTATTGTGAACCCGTAATTACAAATGAAGTGAATACTTCACAAAAAGGAATCAGATATAGATATGTCGATGGTAATTCAAACTTAATTTTTTGTACGGTATCACCATCATCTTCACCAACAAATAGACCGAATGCAACACCGTATATTGGTCAACCAAACCAAAACATTATCATAACGAATACTTTTTTCAATCCCGTAAGTGTAGAAATTGAAATGATAGAATATGATGTTTCTTCTTTAGCAATTGCACTCTACGGAAATCAAACCAAGTCAATTGACGATGGTATTTACACTATCTATGACTCAGAAAATAATATTTACAGACAATATAATCTATATGAAATTAGAGACCAATTCAACGCTCTTCTATATGAAGTGAGACAAAGTAGAGGTGGTAATATTGATTTCAGTAAAAGTTTTGCGAATATAACAAGTTAATGGCAGAAACACCACGAAATAAATTTTTCTATCCACCAAGACCAGGGAATGGAGCAGGTACATTTTCCGACAACATTGTTGGATTACAAACCGTTGAGGGTGGGGGTTTGACTCAGGGTAATTTTGAGTTTACAACAGGAGTTACAGAGAAGGTAAATCGTAATTTTAACGTAGGTGCTTTTTCTGAGCCAATTAATTTGGATATGATGAATATCGATGGATTGGAGGAGAGTAGAAGGATATTAGCAACCCAATTTAGAGTTTTTCCAAATTATGACCTAACACAAGTTGTTAATTTTACAATGTATGGGTCTTTATCCGAAAGATTCCGTGTCTCAACAACAAAAATAATTCATCAATTTCCGGCCTCATTAGATATACAATACTTAAATGATAATTTCATAACTGGTGCAACTGCTCAGGATATAAGTTATAATGGATTAAATAATGAGACATTTTTTAGAATTAATGTTAATAGAATAAATAACCCATTTGCAATTGATTATAGTGAAAATGCAACCAATAATATATCGCTTAGAGAAATTGAAGTTTCACCATATAGAAATCTTAATAATACCTATTTAGAATATTGTGTTGCAATTAACGATAATATATATAACATAATTTCTTTTACTCCATCTCAAACATTGAGTAGTGGATTTATTGAGTTTTATGTTCAAGGCGCTCCATTTGGTACAACAAGTTTAGAGATATTTGAAGACTATCAAATTAGACCAAATGATTTTATTGTTGATAAAGTATTTGCGGAAAACTTTGACGAAGTTGAAAAATTTTTATTGAACCGATTAGTTACACCTGAATATACAGCTATTTTCCAAATACCAAGTCAATCAGAAAACGGACAATTTTATACTGCTTATCAAGAAGTTACATGGCCTAAAGATGGTGGTTGGAATCTGGATATTAGGTCAGATTCATTCGACCAATATCTTCAACAACTTCAGGATATTGCAATTGAATTTGATTCGTTCAAAACTAATTTAATTTCAAGATTTTTTGTAACTGACTCATTAAAAGAATTCGATACGTTGGGACAAAAAGTTGAGAAAATTTTCCAAATTTATGGTAGGAGTTTTGACCAAATAAAACAATTTATAGATTCATTGGCATACATGAATTCTGTAAATTATAACGTCGGTAATGATATACCTTCCCAATTGCTTGTGAATTTATCACAAACACTAGGTTGGTCATCAAACTTTTCTCCGATTACCGATGAGGATTTTTTAAGTTCAGTTTTTGGTAATACCTCGACACCAACCTACCCAGGTTATGCTAGAGCTCTGACACCCACGGAATTAAATTACGCTTTTTATAGAAACTTGATATTGAATTCTGCGTATCTATTCAAATCTAAAGGAACAAGAAGATCTATAGAATTTTTGATGAGATTAATTGGTGCTCCTGAATCACTAGTAGAGTTCAACGAACATATATATGTTGCGGATCAAAAAATAAATTTAGACCAATTCTACACCCAATGGGCTCAAATATCTGGAGGGACCTATGTTCAAGAAACACCTGAGTTTGTTCCTGGTAGCACATATAAAATAAAGGGACAAACTTTTACTGCAATAACAACAAACACAAGCTTCGAAGATATTACTGTTTCTCTTTCAGAATATCCTATGGATATACAAGGATACCCAAAAGCGCCGCCTGATACTGAATCTTACTTTTTTCAATTAGGTGCAGGATGGTACGAAACTACTCCTCAGCATAGAAGTCCTGATATGATTCAACTTACAGGACAAGTTTTTACGGGACAAAACTTTGATATTCAAACCCAACTAATGCCTTTCACATACGGACAACTTTATTTAGATAGATTTAGACGGTTTCCTTATATGAATGAGGGATTCAAATTACAAAAGGTTATAGATAATAAAAAGTCATGGTTAGAAGAAGATAATAGATTGAGAGTTTCAACTGATGCTGATTATAATGCTTATTATTTTGTTGATAATGAAAAATTAGTATTAAATGTAAAAAACATAGATTTATACTTAAATCCTGGACAGGGATTGGTTTATGATGTATGGGATGAATCAAGACGGTATGACTATCCGATTCCAGAGTCAGGGTTAACTATAAATTATCCTGTTCCTGGTGGTGTTGATTCTACATTTATAAAACCCGAACCTAAGAAAAAAACCTTTTTTGAGTTTTATCAGACATTTTGGGAGAACATGATTAATGTAAGAAATAGACAATACATATCTGATGGTAAAACTGGGGGTTACCCAACTTTACAATCTATATGGTGGAAATACATTGAATCTGAACAAACTGTAAACCTACCAAATAACAAATATACATATCAAAAATTAATAGATTATGTAAACGGTATTGGGCCATATTGGATGAAACTAGTAGAACAAATGATTCCTGCAACAACAATATGGAACACAGGAACTAGGTTTGAAAACTCAGTGTTACATAAACAAAAATTTGTTTACAGAAGACAAAGAGGATGTCAATTTGTTCCAATTCCCGCAAAACCTTGTTTCATCATAACAAGTATATACAACTATAGTTGTTCAGTGGAATTTGTTGATTTTTACATTTATCCATGGTTGAATGGGGATATAAATGTGAATAATTTTCAGAGTATTCTAGCGAATAGAATTGAAAATTATCTATCCACAAGTGGTTTAACCTTGAATGATTGTATTCAAGATTCAGTTCAGTCTAGCTGGTTTGTTGACCTAAAAATTGGAGAAGAACAAATTATATTAAATAATTTCTACGTTGGTTATGGATACACAGATGTACCAACCGATGAAGATTGGAGTGATGCGTTAACTTCGAGTTTACCCAATCTTTATAATTATGGATTTAATTTTATTTTAGAGAATGATTTCTTGACCATTAGTAGTCAAACACTCAGTCCACCAAATTTGGGAGATTCAGTCTCTCTAAATGTTGGAATAAACATAAGTATAAGTTGTAATAGTTAAGGATGCCGATTTTCAATTATAATCTTTCAGTCACAGGGGATTGCTCGAATACTAATTCGGGTTCAATAAGTATATCTTTGAACGGAGGAACTGCTCCATATACTGTAGAGTTTATCAGTCCAATAACTAATGTATTTATTGATGTTTATAATGATCCAGTTGTTGTCACAGGTCTATATTCTGATGTATATTACGTTAGAGTGAACGACAGTACTCTCCCTACAAACTCAGAGTATTATATTAACATACCGATTTCAAATGGAGTTTGTGCTACCATTTTAAGTGTTAATGATTCTACTTGTGGGTTGGACAATGGGTCAGTCACCGGTACATCTACTTCATTGTATTCATCCACTAACTATTTTTTATATGATAATGATGATAATTATATAACATCTGCAATAACAAATAGTTCTATCGTAGAGTTTGTATCCTTAAGTGCGGGGACTTATTATATAGTTGCTGATGATTTAGGTGGTTGTACGGGTAGAACATCGAATTTTATTATTAACGATTCTGGACCATTTGACTATGGCCTGTATGTTGTCCCAAATTCTAGTTGTAATGGACTTCCATTCGGTAAAATAATTATAACTGGACTAACTGGAGTTTCACCATATACCTATCTTTGGAACAATGGTCAAACTGGAGATACCATTACAGGTCTAACATCAGGAACATATACCGTTGAAGTGACGGATTCAACAGGATGTCAGAAAACGGAATCTGGCACTGTGACTGATAGTCCTCCTATGGGTTTAGCATTTTTTGATGCTACACCACCAACCTGTTTCGAAAATAATGGTAGTTTGACTTTGAATATTACGGGGGGTACCGGACCTTTCTATTATTCTGCGACTACTGGGAATTTTAGTGTGTCGTACAGTCAAAGTTTCACCCTTACAGGATTATCCGCAGGATTTTATGGATTTCAAGTCACAGATGCAACGTTATGTGTTTTTCAAACCGACACAACTTTAGGTTCAGACGGGGGGATAAATTCGGTAATCATTACTGGAACAAATTCAAGTTGTTCCAATAGTGATGGATCGATTTTGATTGTTATTGAAGGTGGACAATCGCCATATACATATGTGTTAGTATATCCGGATAGTACAAATCAAACAGTGAGTACTAACTCGACAACATACCAATTTAACAACTTAAATAGTGGTACCTACACAATAATAATAGAAGATGCAACAGGTTGTTTATATACTCAAGAAGTACTGATTATATCTGAGTCCAAATTTGTTGTATCAACACAGGTTACAGGTACAACATGTAATCTACCTAATGGGACTATAAACGTTACAAGTTTCACTGGATTTACATCACCGCTAGATTATTCGTTAGATGGTATACAGAATATTATAGACACAAATTTATCAGCAATAACCTTCTCAAATGTTTCATCAGGACAACATACTATTAGTGTTACTGATGCTGATGGATGTTCTATTACCAAACAAGTAGTTGTACCTGGAAGTATTCCATTGAATTACACATTATACACTACATCTTGTGGTAGTGGTAACAATGGTACTATTACAGCGTTCATTTCATCAGGAACTCCACCATTCAATTTTCAATGGTCAAATAATATTATTGGTAATCCTCAAGAAATTCAGGTGACTAATTTAACAGGAGGGACTTATACTTTGACCATAACTGATGATGAGGGATGTTCTTTAACAAGATCTACAACAATTTCTTGTGACAACAACTCGACATCATATCAGACATATGTTATGGGGTCTGAAGAATTTACAATCGATTCTCCTACAAAATGTGGATTACAACAAATGTTAAATGAAGGATTTCAAGATTTAATTGAAGGAAACTATAGTTGTAATTTAGTTTCGGCAACCTTCACGGCACAGGTTTCAGTAATTCCACTTGGACTTTCAGGTTCTGAGATATTTTATACGTCAACAGCCCTTGACGATATTCCATCCGACGAATTATGGTATGATACTATTTATGCTCTTTTGATGTCAATCCCAGGGGTCTATAAAGTTATTATAGATGCGCCTAATAATGTTATTAAAATAGAAAGTGATCCTGCGGATACGTCTTTAGTGAATCAAGAAATTATTCTTGAAGTCAAAATAAATTACAATATAAATTGTTGACGATGAATATTATTGTCATCGAGGGAATTTCCGCAGTCACATATCCTGTACAAGTTTATATTTCAGATATTTATGGAAATTACAGTACGTATTTAGGTAACATAAATCCTGGACCAGTACCACCACAAGTTGAATATACAAATGAAATACCTGAGGTTTTTAATAACGCACCTATAATAAAATTAACATTAAATGACGATAATGATTGTGAAATTTACTCAGAATTGATTCGTCAAATTGATGTGTAAAAATTAATTTTACTATGAATCAGATAGTAATTAATTACATGACAGGATGTACCTTTCCTGTTAACGTGTTTGTTGCGGACATTTATGGTAATAATAGATCTATCATAGGTACTGTCACTAGTCCTGTGCCACCACAAGTTTTTTTTGATGTAACTATCCCTCCAATATTTAATGGTGCGGACAAGATAATGTTAATCCTTATTGATGCAAATGGGTGTGAAGTATTCAAGATTTTGGAGGCAACATCTCCTTCATTCCAAGTTTGTCTAATATTCCAAGACGGAGTGGAATTTGGAACGCAAGGAAGTCCACCGTTGTATATACCAGATCAAGTTTGTGCTCAACAAACCGCGACAGGATATATTATAAATATTGGTGACACAATTGAATTAAATTCTTGTTCGGATACTAATTATATAATAAATGTTTATAGTGCAGTTGATGGATGGGATAGTGTAATTAGTTTGTATTACGAGCCTGAAATGAATTTACCTTTCGTTGGAAACAATCTATGGTATAAAACCGAAAGTAATAACATTCTTTTACAAATAAACGACGAAGGTTATGTTGTAAATAAATTCACATGTTCCTGATAAAAACTATAAAATATCTTGAGAGTCAATATATTTATAGGTTATGGCAACAAAGATTACTGAATTAGGGTTAATATCATCTGGAAGTCCTAATGATAGATTATACATTGTGAGTTATGAATCTGGTTGGCCCGGTTCAAACACGTCTTTAGGAACATCTTATCAAATAGCATTTTCATCATTAACAGAACAGTTGAGTGGAGCGACTGGTGATAGATACAAAACAACTTCATCAAGTAGTTTTACATTAGGAAACTCGGGAACAATTACAGTTGAAGCTGGATTATCATATTCTACAGCTCAATCAATTATAATCGCATTCGATGTTAATAATTACCAAGAGTCTGAAGTTATTTCTTATGACCCTGTTACAGGAATTTTACAATTTACATCACCGACCACAACGGTAGGTTCTGGAACATATTCTTCTTGGGTTGTAAATTTAGATGGAGCGACTGGTGCGGATGGTTCAAGTGGTACATCAGGATCTAGTGGGTCATCTGGTACCAGTGGAACATCAGGAAGTAGTGGTACCAGTGGAACATCAGGAAATAGTGGTACCGATGGTACTTCTGGTTCTTCTGGGACATCAGGTAGTAGCGGCACAAGTGGAAGTTCAGGAACTTCAGGAAGTAGTGGTACTAGCGGGTCTAGTGGAGATAAATATAAAACTTCGTCAAACTCCAATTTTACTTTAGGTAATTCTGGTACTATAACTGTTGATACCGGACTTGCATATACACCGGCACAGTCTATAATAATAACTTACGACGTTTCGAACTTTCAAGAGTGTGAGGTTATAAGTTATGATACAAACACGGGTAGTTTACAATTCGGTACGCCATCAAGAACTGTAGGTGGTGGTACTTATTCTTCGTGGTTTGTTAATTTGGATGGTGCTAGTGGGGGAGATGGATCGAGTGGAACCTCAGGTTCGAGTGGAAGTTCTGGTACATCAGGTACGGATGGTTCAAGTGGAAGTTCAGGTACATCAGGTACGGATGGTTCAAGTGGAAGTTCTGGTACATCAGGAACAGATGGTTCAAGTGGAAGTTCTGGTACATCAGGAACGGATGGTTCAAGTGGAAGTTCTGGTACATCAGGAACAGATGGTTCAAGCGGAAGTTCTGGTACATCAGGA